TGTGTGAAAATAATAAGCCCCGGCAGGGAGGCTGCGACACCGTACCAGCACCCTTCGCAAGGAAAGGAGCCAGCCCCACCGGGTTTATCTAAACTATAAAGTTTTTTGAATTCCCGAAGGGTACTTAGTACTGGTGTCGCAGGGGTAAAAGTACGCATCTGCTTTGATTTTACAAAGGGTGTTGCTGTTTTTCTTTCTCCTTCTCCTCCCGTTTCCGCGCCGCGTCTTTGTTTTTCCGGCGGCGTCTTTGTTGGTCTGCTTGTGCCGAATGCTTGTAGGTGAACCGATAGCCGGTTAGCCAGCAATATCCCGGCGGGCCTGGGTCGAAGTATTGTGTTTCTGTGTCGTGCATTACTGGAAAAGGTTAAGTTGTTCCGGTTCGCGTTTTGGCAGCACAAGCGCCCAGGCTTCCACGGTTATTCCCGATCGTGGGTTTTTCATCGTCCCGGCCGCTTCCAGTTTATACCATACCCCGGCAATAGTGTGTCCGCCTGCCTCTTTGATTTCATTTAGCCGGCCGCTTGCGGAATTGTCGCCGATGCCCAATTCGGCCGCGATAGTGCCAATGCAGGAGCGCCGGCCCTGCCGTGTTGCGGTCAGGATGCAGAGTGCCACCTTATCGCGTAAGGTTGTTCTGTCTTTGCCGTAAAAGGCTGCGATTGCCGTTTCTGTTTGTTCGATTCGCATGGTTGGCGTAGAATATGAGGGCCGACAAAGCGGCCAGTGAAAGGACAATCATAGATTGCTTTCTTGATTCAGAGCGCAACACTTTTTGTACTTAACCCCGCTTCCACACGGGCACGGCTTGTTTCTGCCTATTTTCGGCTCCGTCCGCACGGGAACGTCCTTGCCGTACCGCTTACGTCGCGGGTATAGGTCTATATACGGAATTGGCGCAGGGGCTACAAAGGCGTATGTCATTAGGGGCGTGCCTTTTTGTTTCATCGTATTTGCGTTTTTAAATACCCGCCCATCATTCCGACAGGCGGGGTGGTGTTCTGCGTTTGGCCTTTGCTCGTTTGCGCAGGCCGTCATTCCAAAATATCCTAAAAACCTATGTCAGTTTTGCGACCCTTGTCCCCGGCCTTCCAGCGCTTTTTCGCTTTTAAGGTTGGATATGTGTTGTCGCATTTGCTCGTGCACCGCTTTGGCGGCTTCCAGGTAAAGGCGAGCCGCTTGGTATTCGGCGTCTGCCTGCTGTTCTTCGTTCCGTAGCGTCGATACCAGGCCGTCCGCCTCCTTCTCAGCGGCCGAAACAGACGGCTTTATGTCAGCGGCCATTAGTTCGCGGTATATTCTGGCAAACTCTGCCTTACGCTGAAACTCCGTTCGGTTGCGCTGCTTATACATGCCGCCGACTTCGCCGGCAAACTCAAAGAGTAGTGTCGACAGTTTTCGAGCGGCCGACAGTAGCGTGTCGAGGTCGTTGTAGTCGCGGGACAGGTCGGAGTACCAGCGAATTACCTTTTCGATTGCCAGAATTGTTTCCATCAGAAAGGCAGGTCGTCGTCAAAGTCGCTGCCTGTACCCGATTGGGCCGGCGGTTCTTCCAGCCCGGCAAAGGCGAAGGCATCGCCTTCAATCGGTACGGCATTGCTTGCGCGGGAGTTAATGGCCGCCGGAATGTTTTCAGGGCTTTTGAAATAGCCCGAAAGCCAGTTTTGCAAAATGGCATCAGCGGCGTCGGCTTCTTCCTGCGAAGAGGCTTTCAGATCGTGCATTTCAAAGACAGGCACATAGGAATCAACGTCCGTTCCTTCGGTTTTGGCCGTCTTGGTTACGGTGAAGTAAACGGGGCCGGTCGGGTTCTTGCCTTTGGTGAATTTGTACCATTCGGAGAGGGCGCGGCCGCGAAGGTGAATGGCGGCGATTTTACTTTGCCCGTCCAACTTAACAAGGGCGTACAAAACGGCCGTGTATTTGCCGCCGATTGCGGCTACTGATTCGCGGATTTGCTGCCAATCGCCCTGCGCAATAAGCGAGCCGTTGTCGGAGTAGGTTACGGTCAGGCTTTTGTTGTAGTTGCGGTGGGCTAGGCCGCTTTTGATTTTCCGCTTGCCCAAGGCCCGGTTTTCGCCACCGATGCGGAAAGCGCCGTCGTCTAACACGATAAAGGCGAGCGGCAGGGGCAAATCTTCCATCTGCGTGTTCTCCTCGACCGGTCGGCCGAAGCGGCCGGTGTTGCCGTTGAAGAAAATGAATTGTTCAACGGGTGAGGGAATTACTGTGTTTGGTTGTGTGCGTGACATGTGTATGTAGGTTTGTGATAAAATCAAGTTCTTCTTGCGTAACAGGCACTTCTTCCCGGAAAGCGGCTTCGCGCATTTCGCGCTTCATTTCCTTTGCCGATCCGGCAGGGAATCGGGGCGTCATTAATTCAGGTCGAAGCGGCCGCCGGCTCATTCGCAGATTTGCGGCTAGTTCTTTTGTCTTTCCCATTGGTGAGGCGTTGAAGTAATTCGTTAATCAATTCCTGCTCAGCCGCTTCAATCGCGGCGGCGTACTTGCTGACTTTCTTCCGTTTCTTCGGCACGTCGCGGTTAACCCGGTAATACCGCACGTTTTCGTGGGAAATGTCCAGGCCGGATTGCCTGACGCGCCGCATGATGTCGGCGTGTGTGATAATTTGCTTGCTCATGTTTTCAGGTTTACCAGCACGACCCCCGACACGTTAGCCGGGGGTGTGCAGGCCGCTATAATCTCATGAAAAGTTGTGTGCAGGTTCGGGCGCGGCATTAAGCGCCATTTGTTCGGCGATATACTCGCTATCAATTTTGTCAACAGCCCGAATAATGGCAGCCCGTTTGATCGTTTCGTAAAATGCCCCGTTGATGTTTTTGGGGTTTATTGCAGCGCCGCCAACAAATGCGCCGCCAAGTTCTTCGCAGCCAATCCAGCAACCGATTACCTCAACCTCATCCTCCCCCGTCGTAATCAGTTCGCGCAAATCCTCATCCCACTCATTTTCCGCAAAGCGAACATTCGCTTTTACCAGGATGCTAACTTCGCCGCAGGATTGGCCGGCGGTGAAAAATTCGGCGTGTGTTTCAAATTCGATTTGCATATTAGCTGTGTTATTGACCTTTTATATTTGGAACGATACAAAGATAAGGTCGATAATTGACATTAATCAAGTTTTGGCCGATCTTTTTTGGTCAACCTTTGCATTATTACACTTCGTTTAATGAAAAAGCCTTTTCATTTTAATATTTTCAATGAAAATGAGAAACGATTACAGAAATGGAAACCAATGCCAAAAAGTCAGAGGGAGAGGCCCTTCTGCTGCTTGTCCGGCGCTCTGGCCTAAGTGGAAAAGGAAAATGAGCAACTAAAAAGGGAACTGGAACAAATGCGGCTTCGACTGGTCGAGCAGCAACTAATTTCCGAAGCCCTGGCAGACCAATTGAAACAGGCGACCGATCCTGCCTAAATTGGACAACTGCCGAAACATTATAAAAGCGCTAAGAACACAAGGGGCACGGGCACGGCTTTTGCAAGGGACAATGCAAAACCAATTCGTCTCCCGTTATGCAACCGACTGATTACACGCGGCTGATCGGCCGAATTACCAGCCTTCGGGCTGTTTCCAGAAAAACCGAAAACGACAAGGCGCGGCTTCGCGTCCTGAAAAAAGAACGGCGCAGCCTTCGCCAACTTCGGCGGATTGTGCGTTTGTTTTTGGTGTGACCAGTGGCCAAATTTGGCGCGGTACGGTTTTTGCCGCTATCTTTGCTTAAAAGTGTAAAAAAAGAGTATGCGAGAGACGAAAGGAAGAAACGGCGGAACGTTGAAAACCCTAGAAAAGGGAGACCCGCCACTGCCCGGCGCAGGCCGGCCGAGGGGCAGCCGTACCCTTGCTTACAAGTTTCAAAAGTTCTTGGAGGGGGAAACAGAATGGGAGGTGGATGGAGAGATAAGGAAAATTAGCCGCGAAGAGGCGCTAATGTTCCGCCTTATGAAGATTGCCAAAGAGGGCGTCCAAACGCCTACGGGTGAAAATAGCGCCCAATGTGTTGCCGCTATTCGTGAAATATATGACAGGGCCTTTGGTAAGCCCGCGCAGGAGTTCGAGCATTCCGGCCCCGACGGCGGCCCAATCGAAACAAACTTAAACCCCGTCTGGGTTATCACCAAACCGCCTGTCGATGGGACAGCAGAGGCCGAGGAAGCCCAGTGACCTGTCGGCGCGGCAGGCCGTTGCCTGGGAACTACTGGAAGAGTCAGAGGCAATTACCGAGGTGCTTTACGGTGGTGCGGCCGGTGGTGGCAAATCCTGGCTTGGTTGCCTTTGGCAGATGTACCGCCGCTGCCGTTTCCCCAACACGCGGGGCGCAATTGGCCGCGCTGAATTAAAGCGGCTGAGGATGACCACCCTCAAAACATTCGATGACCTTTGGAGTGAGTTTGGCCGATATAACCCGGCCGGCGTGTCGGTAAAGTTCAACGCCCAAACGATGACCTACCAATTCTCCAACGGTTCCGAAATCGTTTGTTTAGACCTTTACCAATACCCTTCCGACCCCGATTTTGCCTCGCTTGGTTCGCTGGAAATAACTGACGCCTTTGTTGATGAGGCAACCGAAATAACCGAAAAGGCGTTCCAAATCCTTTCTTCGCGCATTCGTTACCGGCTTTCGGAACTGCCGGTTAAGGAACCTAAAATCCTGCTAGCCGGCAACCCGGCTAACAATTGGGTGAAATTCCGCTTTGTGGCCGACGCTGACGGCCTGCCCGTTAAGCCAAAACCCTACCAGGCATTTGTACCGGCCTTACTAACGGACAATCCCGACCCTGAATTTAGGCGCGTGTATTCGCAGCAATTGGAGAAGTTGGGCGACTACGACCGCAGGCGTTTGTTGTACGGCGACTGGAACGCATTACCCCGCGAAGGCGGCGAGGCGTACTGGGCGTTTGACCCGGACAAACACACGGCCGTCGTGCCTTTCCTGCCGGAAATTCCGGTCTGTCATTTGTCGTTCGACCAAAACGTTGTTCCGTACATCACTATGCTAGCCTGCCAGTGCCGGTATCTGGACAACGGAACGCTACAAATAAGGATTTTCAAAGAATACTGCCTTAAACACCCGCGAAACAAGACACAGGCGCTTTGTGAGGCTTGGGCGCTCGATTACGGGGGACTAACCAGTCAGGTCTATATTTACGGCGATGCCAGCGGCAATAAGTCGGACACCAGGGCCGCGCAGTCAGATTACGACATAGCATTAAACACCCTGCGCAGGTGGGCCGGCTCCCGATCCAAACGGGTACAGCGGTCTAATCCGGAAGTCAGGAAGCGGGTTTTGTTTATTTGCGCTATCTTTGAGGGCAAAATACCGGGCGTTGAGTTGATTATCGACCGGAATTGCCATAACTTGGTTCAAGATTTGATGCTGGTAAAGGAAGATGCAAACGGCGGCAAGGTTAAAAAGCGCGTGACTGAAAACGGGGTGAGTTTCGAGCAATACGGCCACACTTCGGACGCGCTGGAATACCTTGTTACTACACTTTGCCCGGCGCATTTCAGGGACTTTGAAAAATTGACACGATAGGCAAAAGCAAGGGGCACAAATGCTTTTGCCATGCTGACAAACGAACAGGCTTTTTCCATCCTCATAACGCTTGCGAAAGGCAAGCAAACGGCCTACCATGCCAACTACGACCGGACAGTTCAGTATAGCCGCGAAGCCCGCGCATACTTTACCGGCGTCGGGGCCGACAATTTTCTGAAACAATTTGCCCGGCGCGAATCCAAGGAACTGTTTGAGCAACGAAAAGCCATAACGGCCCACATTCAAAAGTCTTTGGGCAACTCCATTGCCCGGCCCTTCGCCAAAGTGCGCCGTTCAAACTACGTCAAAATCCTGTCTTTTGCCGGCGATGAAAAGGGCGACAAAGCGGCCGCTTTTCAAAACACTACCCTCGACAACTTTTCAGGGCGCGGCGTTGACCGCTATGTTTTTGAGCGGATTTTGTACTGGAATATCGTAGACCCGAACGCCTTTGCCGTTGTCGAGTTTGGCCCCTTCGACTATACCCGCGAAAAGGCAAAGCCATATTCTTTCGAGGTCACGTCCGAAATGGCGGTCGATTACCGTTTTAGCCCCAATAAGGAATTGGAGTATCTGGTGGCCCGCACGACCGAGACGAAGGAGACAAAGAAGGGTAAACAGGAAGTCGAGCGCCTGACTATGTACCGGCCTAAGCAAACGGTTGTTTTCCAGGAATTGACCGAAGATGAGGTGAACGCCCTGCTTGTCAAACCGGCGCTTCTTTCCGTCATGCCCGAACAGGTGCAAGACGGGGAGGTGCTTCAGATTGACAGCGGAATGTATTACGCCGCGTCCATCCCCGTTCCGCATAATTACCGGCTTACGCCCGCTGTACGGGCCGGCTATGTCGAAGACCCGGAAAACGACGGCGCTACTTGCGTATCCATCTTTGACGCGGCGATGCCATACGCAAAGAAGTTACTCAAACTAAACAGCGAGTTAGACCTGACGACTGCCCTAATGGCCTTTCCTATTTCGGTCAGGTACGAAGACAAGTGTGATAATTTAGGCTGCAATGGCGGGCACCTTGTAGACGGATCTATGTGTATGGTCTGCGAGGGGACAGGCAAGAAGCAGCGGCCTACGTCGGCGCAGGAAGAAATTGTACTGGAAATGCCAGACAACCCGGCCGACATGGTTGATTTAACCCGCATTTTAAACTATGTTTCCCCGCCGGCCGACTCAATCCGCCTGCAAATGGAGCAACTGCAAAGCTATTTGCAGCAGGCCAAAGAAGCGGTATTCAACTCGCAGATGTTTACCCGGCAGGAAGTCGCACAAACGGCCACCTTTCACACAATTGAACTACAAAGCATCTACGACACCCTTTCGCCCTATGCGCGTCACCTGGGCGAAGTGTGGGGCTTCCTGTGTGATGTTTGCAAGGTGTTCACCGGCACGGTCGGTGAAATGACGGCCCGGTTGGTTTTCCCGCAAGACTTCCGCTTTGAGACGGCCGACCAGTTGTTTGCCGAACTGAAAAGCGCCCGCGATGCCGGGGCCGGCCCGTCGGTGGCCGCGCTGTTACAGGAGCGGATTGTAGAAACGATGCTGATTGATGACCCGGAACGTTTGCGCCGCGCCCGTGTGGATGCCCGCTTTAATCCGTTTCCGGGGATGACGGAAGAGCAAATTTTGGTTGCCATAAATACGGGCCTTGTACCCGAATGGAAGCGCATTTTGTGGGCCAATTACGGCAGCATTATTGACGAAATACTTTTGGAACGCCCCGACTTCTACGTTATTCCTTACGCGCAGCAAAGGGCGCTGGTTTTGGCGGCCGTTCAACAAATTCAGGGACAAATAGCGGCGGCCACGCCTGCGCTGAGTATTGGCGCAATTTCCGACGGCGGGGCGCAGCCAATGCCTAACTAATGACAGCAAAAGAAATCATCCAGCAAAGCGAGGCAGCGGCCGAAAAGATTAGTGAGGCGATTGACAAGGCAACGGCGCAGACCGAAAGGGATGTGCTAGCCATGCAAAAAGCCTTGTTCGATCTGATCCGCGACGAAATCCTGCCGCGACTGTCCACGCAAGACGGCCAAATACAACCATCGCGGGCAAACCTTGTCGCCGTGTCCTTCCTAGATGCCATTTTCGAGACATGGAAGCGAAACGAAGCAGCCAGGGCAACGGGCGAATTTGTGCGCCGGCTCCTGTCAACGGCTCAACTAGTGGCCGGGTATTACACGACCGAGGAAAATGCCGAACAATTAGCGACCGATACAACGTTTTTGCAGTCGGCGTTAGGCGTTGATAGTTCCGGCAATGTGCAGGCTGGCTCCATTATCGGCGGCATTCTTGCGGCCGGGCAAGTTTTGGAGAGTATCAAACGGAGCATCGTTTCCGCCATTACAGGCGGCCAACCCATCCGGCAGTTTCTTTCCGACATGCGGGCCTACATTACCGGGACAGACCAGGCCGACGGGGTTGTATTTCGGCACTGGAAGGGTAACGCTCTCGACCTGTTTAACACGGCCACAGAAATACAAAATGACCAGGTAAGGCAGGGTTTGGGCCTTGGCTGGTTTTTGTATGCCGGGGACGTGATTAAGGACAGCCGCGAATTTTGCATCAAAAAGGCGGGCAAGGTTTTTGCAGTAGTCGAGGCCGATAAGGAATGGCCGAAAGACCCGGATTTGATCGGCAAAACGTCCGGCATACCCTATACGCCCCGCATTGATCGGGGCCGCTGGAATTGCCGGCATCGTATTCGATACATTTCTGAGGAACTGGCAGTACAAATTGACCCGAAAAAGGTTAATTTTGTGAAGAAAAAGTACGGGATTTAATGGGAGTAATTGCACAATACATAGACCCCGGCGGCGCGGTATTCAAGTTCGAGTTTGAATGCGGCACCTTCGATCTAGCCGACGAAAACAGCGGTTTGGACGGCTGGGAGGAAATCGCCCGCGATTGCGACCATTGGCCGGCTACCCGCCGGCGATTGAACTATTACGCGTCCGGGCCTAAATCGCTATCGGACGCCATTTTCAATTTTAGCGAGCGTGTCAGATTCCGAAAGTATTTCGAGACGACAGACGACACGGTGCGGGACGTTCTTTCACTTTCAGACGTAAACGGCGGCAAACTGCCGACCAACCCATGCGCATGGATCGAGGTTTACCAAAACGGTAAATCCTTGCCCTGTGAAGGCTGGTCTGTCGATTATACCGCCAAAACGATAACCATTTCAGAAGCATGGCGCGTTCCTGGGGCGGCCTACGAGGTCAAGTTTCAGGCGCAGCCGATCAGTAGTTAACCAGCAGCAAAAGGGCAAGGGACGGCCTAATTATGCGTTGTTGGTTGAATTTCATATTTGTATTGTTTTTTCTGGCGATCCTTGCCCCGTCCTGCATGGGGCAGGATCGCATAGAATTGGGCTACCAGACCACAAAGCGCGGTATTGTCTGGTATCGAAACGGCCTGCCAAAGCACAACCCTGTTTGGCGGCTCTCCCGCGACACAAATGCCGTTATCTGGTGCGACACCTTCACGACCCTTCGTTATTGGTGGTCATACAAAGACGACAAGTGGATAACAGACGGCGTTCTGACTTCAACCCTGCCCCCTCTGCCGACACAAACAAGCGGCAGTGCGACGATTGACAACCGGCAGGCTACGTGGGTACCCGCAAACAATATCCGGCACCGCTTCGACGTAAACCAAACTGCCTGGGTACCGATAGGCGACTGGTTTTATTTGGCCAATGCCCCGTCCAATGTAGCGTCCGGCGGATCGAACGGCGCGGCCGTTTACACGACTTCGCTTTGGCAGGATTCTGACGACTTTATTGTGCGCTACTGGGACGGGGACAGTTGGGAACCGTTTGGCGGCAGCGGCTCAAAGTGGACAGATGCGGGCGATTACACTTACCTCACCCAAACGACTGACCGGGTTTTAGTTGGCTCATCCTCTGAGGTCAATATTAACTATAATTTCCAAGTGGCCGGCGACGGCTATTTTGAAGACGGGATAAGGATCGACGGCCCGTTAAACGCCGGCGGCTTCAACGGTACAAGCGTTCAATATCTGCGCTCTGCCGGCTCTGGCAGCCCGCCGCAATGGATTACGCCCGAAAACCTGACCTCCGGCACGACGGGAGAAATTGGCGTCGCGGGCGGATCAAACGCAACGTTTTCGGCTGTCGATCTGAGGATTGCACAGCAGGGCGCAACGGTCGGGCAGGTGTTGAAATGGAACGGCACCAAGTGGACGCCCGACGACGACATTTCGGGCGGATCGGCCGGCGGGGGCATTTACGGCGACGGCACGGCCGGATCGGGCGATGACAACCTTCCGCCAGGCGGATCGACGGTGACGACGAATAACGACCCGCTGCAATTCCAGACGGCAGCGGCCGCAAGCCTTGTTAGTAATATCCTACAATTCCTTGTGCCTTACAGCGCTGACGATGCCTTTACAAACTACTTGGCCGGATATACCCCCATCGATTCGGTTAAGTTGTTCAACTTCGACGGCGGAACCTATCTGAAAGCATATTCCGGCGACCTGAATCTGGAGTCTGACCAGATTGTTTTGTTGACGGCCGACAGCGTGCAAGTTTCAACGGTGCAAACCACGACCAAAATACCGGCCGTTGTAGGCATCAACGGGCAGGGGACACTAAAACAGATTGTCGGCAGTGCAAACGGGGATGTATTGACCTGGGACGGAACGGGGTGGGAGGCGGCCGCCGGTGGTGGAGGTGGCGGTGGTGGCGTTACGGGCACGGGCACGGCCAAGCAAATCCCCTATTGGTCGGCGTCTACAACATTAGGGTCGACAGCGGACATTCAGTTGACGGCAAATAACGATTTGCAATTGGCAAATGCTATTGAATTGAAGGTGGATGCTGCGCCGCCGTCAGCCCCGACCGACGGCCTTTCGCTATACACAGAGGAAAAAGGCTTGCAATTCCCGGCGTGGATTGATGAGGCCGGGCAAACATGGGAAGTTTCGCCCTCTGAAGTAGGTAGCAAGTGGGCGAAGTGGTCAGCTTATGGCGGCAATACGACTATATCAATTTGGGCGCTAACCAACACGACCACCGGGACAACAACATCCAGGTCCGTTACCTCGACAAACCTGTTTACATCGGCGCGCCGCGTGGGTTTTGTCACGGCCGCGACGGCAAACGCCGGGGCCGGAACGCGCAGCAATTTGGCCCACTATTGGCGCGGGAACGCTGCCGGGCTAGGTGGTTTTTATGCCGCGTTCCGCTTTGGCTTCTCAACAGCCGACGCAGCCAATAAACAGGCATTTGTTGGAATGTATGGAAGTACAGGGGTTATAACGGCCGGCACAAATCCCTCTGCGCTGACAAATATTATTGGGTTTGCCTTGGATGCCACGCAGACAACGCTTCAGTTTATGCACAACGACGGCTCCGGAACCGCTACGTCTGTTGATTTAGGCGCAAACTTTCCATCCAATACAACAAACGCCGACTTGTACGACGCAAGGATTTATGCTGCCCCTAACGGTGGTACGGTGTACTACTGGATCAAAAACCTTTCAACGGGCAACGTTACCAGCGGCAGTACAAGTAGTAACCTTCCGAGCACCACACAACTTTTGTCTCCCCATATCCACGTATCCAACGGATCGTCGGCCGTATCGGTGGGGATTGACGTTGTGCAATATGAAATAATCACAAATTATTGACATGAAAAATATCATTCTCTTTTTTTTATTGACAATCCCGGCCCTCGCTTTCGGCCAATTCGGGTTAGGCAACCCCAACCGAACCATGACAACGTTAGGCGTACAGACAACGGCGCGTGGCATTGTGTACTATGCCGCAACGCCTCCGAACACGGTAATTACATGGCGGGTTAACCGTGACACGGCGGCCTATATGTGGGTAGACACAACGACCTCGCGCCGCTACGAATGGAACCACAGCGGCGACTATTGGGCAACGCAGGGCGTTATTTCTGCCGCTTCGGCCCCGTCGGCTACTTTCACCAACGGCCCGGCCGTGGTGGACAACCGCGACGCATTTTGGCGCTCGACAGCCAACAACAAATTCTACTTCTACGACCGTACCAACCTGACGTGGGCTGAGTTTGGCAGCGGTGGCGGTGGTGGTGGTTGCGGCGATTGCCCCGTAACAGTTGCCGGGCCGATTATTGGCGACGGCACAACGGCCGACCCGCTTAACTTCAAAGGGTACGATGCGGCGGCAGACGGCAAATTCCCGGTCAAAGATTCCGGCACGGGTATCGAGTGGGTCAGCGAATCGCAGTACCTCGATACATTCACCATCGTATCGAATACACTTCGGGCTTCCATTTCCGGGGACAGTATGCCGTTTAAATCGGTCAGTCTTGCCCCCTATTTGGACAATACCGACGCGCAGACGCTGAGTTTTGTAAACCCCAACCTTTCGATCAGCGGGGGTAACAGCGTCAACCTTTCGGGATTGGACACTGACACGGACGAGCAAACACTTTCCCTTGCCGGGCAGGCGCTTTCTATTTCGGGCGGTAATAGCGTTAATTTGCCCGTGGTCGGCGTTTCTGCCGGCACCGGCATTTCGGTATCGTCTTCGTCCGGCGTGGCCACTGTAACCAACACTGGGGACACGAACGCGGCCGACGACCTGACCACCTCGACCAGTTTTTCGGGCGACGTTTCCGGCCTATACAACAACCTTCAATTAGGGGCCGGCGTGGTTGGTTCTACTGAGATTGCAACCGACGCCGTTACGGCCGCTAAAATCGTCGCTGATGCTGTGGGTAGTAGTGAGATTGCCGCCAATGCCGTCGGCGCGTCTGAGTTGGCGTCCACCACTGTAACGGCCGGCTCCTACGGATCGGCAACGCAAGTTCCGACCTATACCGTAGACGCGGACGGCCGCTTAACGGCAGCCGCCAACGTGTCTATTTCCGTTTCATCGTCGGCTGTTTCCGACTTCACGGAGGCAGCACAGGACGCAGCCCTAGGGGCAGTATCGGCCGGAACGGGCGTAAGCGTGAACTACAACGACGCGGGCAACATCCTGACCGTCACCAACACGGCACCCGACCAAACGGTTAGCCTGACTGGTGGCGGTATAAATGCCATTTCCGGCACCTATCCATCCTTCACGATAACGGGCACAGAGGTAGACGGCAGCACGACAAATGAAATTCAAAACTTAACGTGGAACGGCTCGAACGGCGAATTAGCAATCAGCGCCGGCAATACCGTTGATTTGGACGGCCGCTATTTGCAGGCAGAAACAGACGGGAGTCTGACAAACGAAGGCGTCTTAGGCGTTTCGGCCGGTACTGGAACCACGGCTGTAATAACATCAAACACCAGCGGCGCTACCGGCGTCACGATCACGGCCAGCACGGGCCTGAGCATCAGCGAAACGACCAGCAGCAACGGCGGCACGATCACGCTGACCAACACGGGCGACACCAACGCCAGCGACGACCTGACCACGGCGACGACCTTTTCGGGCGACGTGACCGGGACCTACAACGCCACGGTGGTGGGCGACAACTCGCACAGCCACGACGCCACGACGATCACGACCAACATCGTCAGCAGCGTAGAGGGCGTCACCAACGATGGCGGCAACATCGACCTGGTCGCCGGCGCAGGCGTCTCGATCAGTGCCGATGATGTTGCCAATACGATCACGCTGACCAACACGGGTGATACCAATGCCAGCGACGACGTTACCACGTCCACCAGCGCAGGCGGTGACCTTTCCGGAACGTACCCCAACCCGTCTGTCGATGGGTTACAGGGCAGGGCCCTGGCCAGTACGGCGCCGTCCGATGGCCAGGTGTTGAAATGGAGTACAGCCAACAACCGATGGGAGCCGGCCAACGACGTGGGCGGTGGCTCGGGCGACAATTGGGGCACCCAGGTAGTCGAGCACGGATCCACGCTGACCGGCAACGGTACCAGCGGCAGCCCGCTCGACGTGGCCACCGGTGGGGTAGGCAGCACGCAGGTAGCCGACAATTCGCTTACAGCCGCGGACCTATCGGTCAACGTGGTAAGCAGTGTAGACGGCGTGACCAACGACGGAGGCGACATCGACCTGGTCGCCGGCTCCGGCATTTCCATCACGCCCAACGATGCGGCCAATACCATCACTATCACCAACACGGGCGACGGCGATAACAGCACGACCAACGAAGCCCTGACCATCTCGGACGGTACCGACTCTGAAGCCCTGGGCGGACAGACGCTGACCGTCTCCGGTTCGGGCATCGTAAGCGCCGACTACGTGCCGGCCACCAATACCCTGACCATTTCGGCAAGCGCCGATGGCGACGGATCAGCCACCAACGAGGGCACGCTCGGCGTTTCGGCCGGTACTGGAACCACGGCTGTAATAACATCAAACACCAGCGGCGCTACCGGCGTCACGATCACGGCCAGCACGGGCCTGAGCATCAGCGAAACGACCAGCAGCAACGGCGGCACGATCACGCTGACCAACACGGGCGACACCAACGCCGGCGACGACCTGACCACGGCGACGACCTTTTCGGGCGACGTGACCGGGACCTACAACGCCACGGTGGTAGGCGACAACTCGCACAACCACGACGCCACAACGATCACGACCAACATCGTCAGCAGCCTCGACGGGGTTACCAACGACGGCGGCAACATCGACCTGGTCGCCGGCAGCAACATCACTATCACGCCCGACGATGTGAACAACACGATCACGATCGCGGCCACCGGTGGCGGCTCCAACTACCAGACAGTTCGCGACGACGGCACGGGTATGACCCAGCGCGCGGCGCTCAACTTCACCAGCGGCGCCAATATCGACTTCATTCTGACCGACGACGCGGCCAACGGCGAAACCGAAGTGTTCGCCGACATCCCGGCCGATGGCATCACGGCAACGGAAATCGCGGCCAACGCGGTGGGAAACCCCGAAATGGCGGACAATGCCATCGGGGCAGCGGAAGTAATCGACAATAGCCTGGGCGCAGCCGATCTATCCGTCAACGTCGTCAGCAGCCTCGACGGGGTAACCAACGACGGCGGCAATATCGACCTGGTCGCCGGCAGTAACATCACCATCACGCCAGACGACGGCGCAAACACCATCACGATTTCTGCCAGTGGGGGCGGTGCTCCATCGGGTACCAGCGGCCAAACGCTCAGATACGACGCAACCAACACACTGGTCGCCAATTCGTACCTGAGCAACGATGGCACACAGGTGAAAGTCAACTCCGGATCCGGACAGGGCCGTCTTTCAGTAGCCGGATTCGCCGGCACTGGTGGCGTAATCAATTCCAGTGCATTGGCCATATCCGGCACGCCCACTACTTTGGACGCGCAGATCTATGCCAGCTCGACGTATTCGTCGGGCGATTGGTACGCGGCCTATTTCGAGAATTTTGCCAATAACCGATCTGTCACGTTCATGCACGAAAATTCCGGTACGGGTGGCAACTCCAATGCAGTATATACAGCGCTGACACAATCGGTCGGTGGCGACCCATACATCGACTTCGTGATCAACTCCGGAACCGAATGGTCGGTAGGCGTCGATAATTCGGCATCCGATAGATTCGCCATCGGGAATGGCGCCGCACCCGGCGCCAATGATTTCTTTCGCATCGAGACGTCCGGCGCAATCGCGATGCCGGACTATGGTACGCATGCCAATACTGGCACGCCGGCGCAGTTTCCGGCATTTACCAGTGCGGGCATCATCATCGAGCGCACAGCGGCCGAATTGCTGGCCGACATCGGAGCGCCGGCAACCTGCAACGTGCAGGTCTTTACCTCGTCCGGTACCTGGACGAAGCCTTCCAACGGAAAATCAGTGTATGTGTACGTCGTTGGTGGCGGCGGTGGCGGCGGGTCAGGTCGACGTGGTCTGTCTGGCAGCGATCGCACCGGTGGCGGCGGGGCATCTGGTGGCGCAGTCTCTTTCGGAACATTCCGAGCAAGCGATCTTGGCGCTACCGAAACGGTCACTGTCGGCGCAGGCGGCTCGGGGGGCACATCGATTACCACTAATAGTACCGATGGCAACACGGGCGGCAACGGCGGAAACTCCTCCTTCGGCACCTGGCTTCGCGCCAATGGCGGCAACGGTGGGCTTGGCGGAAATTCTTCTGCCACGACCCGCGCAGCCGAACAAAACTATGGCATGTTCCCATCGGCACTAGGCACGCGCGGCATCAACGGCACAGGCGAAGCCGCCAACGATAGCCGCGCCGGCGGATCGGGCGGCGCGGGCGGCGGCATCGACGCATCCAACATTGCCTACGCGGGCGGCAACGGCGGTGGCATATTCTGGAGTTCTATCTCCGGTGGCGCCGGTGGCGCCGCCAACAACAACGGCTCTCCGGGCACGACGGCCACCGGTTCGTACTGGATCGGTACTGGCGGAGGCGGTGCGGGATCCAACGTATCCAATGGCCGGACAGGCGGCGCCGGTGGCGCTCCTGGTGGCGGCGGTGGCGGCGGATCAGCCACGCCCAACGGCGTAGCATCGGGTGCAGGCGGCGCGGGCGGCGCAGGCGCGGTGATCGTCATCACCTATTTTTAAGTGGCAGCGCACCCCTTGCATTTTTCCGCCACAGGTCATTATCTTTGTGTCGCTACTCTTTACCGGTCGGAATCAAGTTTCCGATTTCAATTTCTCATAGTTGTTAAAGAAGTGGGCGCAAGCCCGCCCCCTGGGTCTTTTCCTGCCTAACGGCCGGTAAAGGGTAGCCCCCAGGGGTTTTTCTATTTGTTCACTTCAAAACTTTACTTCGCATGGCTACCGCGAAAAAAAGTACTCAAAAGCCGACTGACGACGTCAGGGACGGCATCCGCGCCCGCAACCGCGCCGAACTGGAAACCCTTCTGCACATTTACACGGCCCAGGTGGAGAGTGTACATCTATTACAGCACCACCCAAAGTAAACTGTGCTACAAAGACGCAGGCGGCACGGTGCACCCGCTATATTGAACTCTAAACCACGGCATGGCGTCCTACCACTGGTAAAATGATTAACCCAACCCATATTCTCGACTACATGCGGGCCAAAGGCTACACGGTCGACACGGCCCCCGGCGAACTAAATATCGTCTACATTGAGGGCATGAATCCGGACGGCACACTAAACCCCGATACGCTGGACGGCTGGAACGACTTACGCCTTGTGATCGACCACGACACGGCCGGGCCGGCGAAAATCACCTGTAACCATATTGCCACAACTGAGCCGGGTCGAGAATCGACATTTTCCCAATCGGCCGCCCGCCGGGGAGGCGTTGCGCGTATCGCGTTCGGGCAGTACAAAGCCTGGCAGATGGGTTTTCACAAACAGGACAAGAACGGGAAAAACCACCCGGCACTTGTCCAACGAGCACCCGTGTCCGTTCACCGGGATAAAAACAGAAACGGGATAAGAGACAAGGCTGATAACATCCATGTCGGAATGTTCGGAATCAACCAGCACGGCACATGCCCCGGATACCGTGGGCAAATGGTCGGAATGTTTTCCGAGGGCTGCCTGGTTGGCTTCGACTGGGATATGCACATAGCCTTCATTCAGGAGGTAAAAAAGGATGTGCGCTACCAAAAAGACCAAAACCACATGTTTTTAACTACGATTATTGCCGGCGACGACCTGAATAAGTGGATTATTGACAATAAAAAGGGCAATAATTGACTTTTAGCACGGTATTTGTCAATAAATACGGATATATTTGCAAAGCAAATGGGGGTGACAAAACAGGCACGGAAAAAAAGCGAACTGGAAGCGATGGTAAGGCGCAATCAAATACACCTTGCGTTTTTCGCCTTCGCGGCCGCACGGCGCGACTTGGTACAAGAAAGTTGGACGCTAACGGCCTTCCATTTCAAAAAGCGCTTCAATCTGGATGAGGAAATACCAGAGGAGACGCTAATTCGGGCCTGCTCAAACGAAATCGCTCATTTCATTCAAAACGGCTTGTAAATGGCTACTTATCTCGTTCAAAACACAAAAAGCGGCGCTACGATGCAAGTAGACCGCGACACCAAACGCCAACTGGGCGCAAACTGGAAAGTTGTTTCCAAAACCGACCCCAAGACGGCTGCCCCGGCCACGCTGCCCAAAGTAGCGCCGCCGGATACCGCAAAGACGGCGACCAAGGAATAAGCGCAGCGCGAAGGCAAGGGACGGCCTAAACGCGCATGATAAAACACAAAAACATACCATAAAAGCACGGCACCGCTTCGGCGGCTGTCGTGCTTTTCTATTTGCACGACATGGAAAAGAAGAAAAGGAAAATCAAAATGACCCGCAACGGCGAAGTGCGCTATTTCAGCCCTTCAACCCTGCTGCACTTTCCCGATGATTACTACGGTTGGCAGCAATTCAAAGAGGATGTGCCCGCCGTGGTATCTCAAAACATGGAAAAACAAGCGCCTCCACGAGGCCGCAAGCCTGCCGCCAAACCGACGCAGAGCGGCGACCCGCTGGAAGGTGTTGAAACCGAAAACGAATTTGCATAATGACCGAAAAGGAAATTCTCGTTGCGTTCCTGGCTAAAACGTTAAACCAGGCTCCTGAGCAGTTGGCCGAACTGCTTTACCAAACATCGGATGAAGGCGAAACACTGAAAGAAGACGCGCTAAACGCCCTGCTGGCACTCGATGCCGACCGGGTGCAAAAACTCAAACCCAACACAAAAGAATACTTCGACAACGGCTACAAAAAAGCCCAAAGCGAAATTCAGGAACGTGTTGAAAAGGAGTTGCGCCAACGCTTCAACGTGGACGCCGAAGGAAAACTGAAAGGCTCCGAACTGTACGACGCTATTAACGCGGCTATGGCGTCAGAGGGCGGAAAGCCTGACAAAATCAAAACATCGGCCGAATACCTGGCACTGGAGCGCGAAATGCGAAAGCAAATCGAAGAAATCCAGGGCAAGCACACGGCTGAACTGGAAAAAATCCGCTTGGAGGCGCAGCGCGAACAAACCTGGGCGCAAGTTTCAGGGAAAATCCGCGACGCAATCCGCAAACATACCGGACTTAACCAGGGAGCGATTACCGACCCAATGGTTGACCTTCTGGCAAGTCAGTTCCGCGAATACGATTACCAGCAGGACGGCGACGACTGGCTGCCGCTGAAAGGTGGCGAACGGGTGGAAGATGCACACGGCCACGCCCGACGCCTTGCTGATCTGGTAATTGAACGCGCCGAAACGGTATTCCCGCGAATTGCACAGCCGCCGGCGGGGAGCGCCGGGAATCAGAACGGTAACGGGAAACCGGCCGTAACTACTCGATGGAAAGACGAAGCCGAATACATGACGGCCTACAACGCTGAAACCGATCCGGCCAAGCGTATCGAGTTGTTCAAAGCATGGGAGGCACAGCAGGCAAGGGCAAATTAAGCCGCTAATGCTTCACCAAACAGGAATTAAACACAATGGCTTACGAGGTTAGCCTGCCCAAATTGCAGGCATATATCGACCAGGCTTGGGTTGACCCAATCCAAAAATCTGACCTTATCGCGGAAGTCGGCGCAGTTCGCGGCCAACTTTCCAATCAAACGGCCCGTATTCAACCGATTACCGGCACCGGCCGCAACGCGAAGAAAATTACAACGACGATCTACTGGCAAGACTTCTGCTCAATTACCCCGGAGGATTGCAGCGATGAATGTACCGCAGCAACTGCAACAAGCGACGACAGTAGCCAGGATGTGACTATTTCCGGCTGCAAGCAGGTCAAATTCGCCAAATCCATGAAGCAATTCCGCACCGTTCCGCACAACTGGGACCAAACGATTGCGCTGGAACTGGCTGCCAACATGAAGGCGCTGGACGAATGGCTGAACACGACCTATATCGCATTTGTCGAGGCCAACAAAGGCACGCACGAATACGATCTGCCGGTTGGTACGAACGAATCGCAAGACTGGACGATTCCGGCCGAAAGTTGGGACGTTGATTTGATCCCCGAACTGCGCCTGGCTGCCCGTTTTGCCAAATTCGGCCGCCCGTACATTCTGGACGGTACGAACCTGTGGTCGAAAGTTTACAAGGCCGGCTTCTACAATGCCAACGCCGATGGCAAGGGCGAAAACGCGCTTTTCAACGACTTCCCTTACGTGTTCGACCCGCTGGCAATGGCCGACGCAGCCCCGAACAAAACCTACCTCATCAACGCTTCGGCTATCGCCCTGCTGACGGGTAACTACTGGGGCGACGCCCGCGAAGAAATGGCCCCCGGTCATTTTGTCTATCGCGTACAGTCGCGCAACCTGACCGGCGTATTCTACGACGTTCACGAAATCCAGGCTTGCGCCTCGAACGACTTCGTGACCAGCTGGCAAATTCGCGTGAACTACGAATTTGTCCTCAATCCGAAAGGCTGCACCACGACCCGCACCGGCATCCTTGCCTTTGAAAAAGGCGCGGGCGCGTAACCACTGATTTTTTAACGCAAAAATTCACAACGTGAAAAATAAGATTCTCTTTGGCGCTATTGCCGTCCTGTTTATGGCCGCCGTTGCGCTTTCTTTCAAATCTTCGGACGCCGTTACTTTGGATGAGGCCGGCCTGCTGAATAAGGAAAACGTAGTAGCCTCTTTTCAGGAAGACGCCGGCGTTCGCACCGTGTTCGCTGATGGTTCGGAGTTCCTGGCTGGTAACGACCGGACTTTCTACGAATACACCTGGGCGCTCGACACGATTACCAACGCGGCCAACGATACCCTTACCCTGCCTTCGTCTCTGGCTATTTCGGTAATGTATTCGGACTTTGAGTATAGTTACAGCATTGTCCGAACCTCCATTTCCGGAACGATCAACCTGGCCCTCAAAATCGAGCAATCGAATTACGCCAACAATACCGCGCCGGGCAATACCGCGTGGGCGTCTCTGGCAACGGGCAGCGGAACGGGCGCAACGGTGGAGTACCTGAACGGCGACTGTACCGCAATGCGACTGCGGTACATTGTCGACGGCACCGGCACCCAGTCCAGCTCTTACCGGCTTCGGGCGATCTTCAAGAAAAAAGTGTAGGAATATTGGTTGCAGGATGGGGCGGGCTTCGGCCTGCCCCTGTTTTCGTTTCATCATTTCAGCAAAGACATGGAGTTTTCCAATACTTGTTTTGACACGATTGTCGGGCTTTCAAACCGGGACTGCGATTGTTTTGATACCGGCCGGCCGGAAGGTTCGGAAGAAAGCCTTACCACGTTTGGCGGCTGGCAATACGAGCAGTTTACATGCCCCGAAGACCAGGTGGGCGCGTGGACAATTACGACAGCCTACACGCTCCCGACCGACATAGCGGCAAAGGTTCAACTGTTTGCCGCCGGCACACTGCTGGATGCCGGCACCGACTTCACCAAGACGGGAGCCAATACGCTGAGCGTTACCACCCCGGTTGCCGGGGCCGTGTACCAGATTTGGTATGAGGCGCGAATTACAACCTACGAAACAATACCCGCCTACAATGTCAGCCAGTCGGGCCTTTACATTGCCGATCTGATGCCAGAGGAAGATTTAGCCGGGCTGGAAAGTTGTGACGAAACAATCTGGACGCTGTACCAATGGGCGCGGGCGACGGCTATCAAGACACTGACAACTGACCTGAATGTTTCCCTTCAAAAGCGGTTCAAAACAAAATACAACGCCTGGGCGGGCTGGATTGGCGACAAAAAGGTATCGGAGCGCCTTACCACAACTTCGCAATACGCCGGCATCCGTATTCGCACAAACGGAATGCGCTCTGGCTATTTGAAAATAGCCAGTATTTCTACCTACTTCCAGCAGTCGGGCACCATTGCAATAACGATCTACGACCAGGACGGCGCGGTTGTCGTTCCGTCGTTCAATGTGACAACGGATGCCGGCGTAAAGGCAAATACGGCCGTAAACATTATGCTGCCGCTCCTCGACGATGCCAGCAGCGTACAGGACTATTTTCTGGTCTACGAATACGACAGCGACAACAAGCCGGCACTAAACAAGGTGTACTGCAAGCCTTGCGGCTGGGAAAATTACACCCCTACTTACAACGCCGACACATACGAACTGCACGGCCCGGTTATGAAGCCCACGCTTCGCACGGGCTGGCATAATTACGTTGCTATTGGGGGATGGGAGGGCGATAGCGTTTCGGACTTCTCCGACGCGCCGGCCGAAATGTCCCAGTATATGAATGGCCTTGTACTTCAAATCGAAACAGGCTGTGACCTTGCCGCCGGCCTGTGCTCGATGGTCGCCGGCTTTGGCTCCAACCCGTTTGCTATGTCCGTCGCCACGGCCGTACAGCATAAGGCGGCCGAACTGCTGGTAAGGAAGCGGTTAACAACCTCGCAGATTAACCGAAACAACGCCGTGAACCGTGAAGCACTGGCAACGGAGGCCGAAAGGTGGGCCGGCCATTATGCCGAGATTATGGCCTACCTGACAACGAACGTACCGGAAACGGCCAATGACTGCCTTATGTGCCGTCCCAAGATGCAAATGAAAGGGATTTTATCGTGACTATCGCCCAACTAAGAAAAGCGCTTTCGGAGGCAAATAAAGCCCTCAAAACGGCACTGGCGACGGAGGCCGAAGTTGCCGGCATGGATGCTGCCGCGCTGGTTGAACAGCGGGTGGTATCTGAGGGAAAGAAAGCCGACGGCAACCGCTTTTCTCCATACTCGACAAAGAAGGCGCCTGCCTTTTATTACTTCGGCCGGTCCGTTAACCAGAACGGCGAACGGGCGGTAAGGGATAAGGCACGGCGGCGCGAAGGGGTAAGTTACCGGGAGTTCCGGGAGTTTAACGGCCGAAACGTCAACGTAAAGAATTTCCAGTTTACCGGCCGAATGTGGCAAGGCTTCGGGGTTAAGTCGGTGGCCGAAATTCGGCGCGGTGTGTATCGGGTGACGCTGGGCGGAAAGACAGCCTACACAGAGACACTAATTGGGTATCACAATAAGCGCGAAAACGCAGATTTGGCCGAACCGTCGCCGCAGGAATTGCAGATGGTGAAAACGGCGCTCGTTTCGCGTGTCAAAAGCATAATTCAGCAATATGTTTGAGCAAATCGGCGAAAGCATACGGGCGTCACTGGCAGAGCTGACATGGATCAGCAGGACAGGCGGGGCAACCGTACCAATTGAAATAAGGGACGGGGAAACCTTCAAAACATTCCCCGGCTGCCTGGCATACGAAGGCGCGCCATGCGAGGCGGGGCAGTTCGTCAATCTTGCCCCCGATTCGTCTGAATCTTGCATTGCCTTTATCGAGTTCCTGAATGATGTTACCGTTGTTCGCCACACTTCGCGCTACGACGACATTTCTTTCCAGTTCCGCGTCGTATTGTGGTGGGACGCCCGAAAAATTGCCTTCGACGGTGACGAGGTTGTTGAATGGGGAATAATTGAACGGGTGATTGCCAAGGTAAAAGCGGCCGACATTGAAAATACCGTATTTGGCGCGGCGCGTGTGCAATACCTGTCTGCCCAATTCACGCCCGATCAAATCTGGGGCCGCTACAATATCCAGACACAGGGGCAGGGCTTATTCATGTACCCTTACCGGACTATGGGGCTAAACTTCAACGTACGGGGCCGACTGAATCTCAAATGTCTAACTGGAACAATTACCGCCGATGCTGACGCCTGCTGAACTTGCTATTGCCGTACAAATTGGCGCAATTGCCGCCCTTTTCGTCGCGCTAATGCTCAACGATATGCCGCTGCACGGTTACTACCAGCGGCTTGCCAACTTCTACAACCTTGCCCCGGACTGGATTGCATGGATTGCAAAGCCTTTGGGGTATTGCGGTTTTTGCTTCTCCTTTTGGGTGGGCGTATTCGGTGGCCTGGCTGCCGGCTTCGACCCATTGGGCGCGCTTGTTTCGGGCGCTATTTCAACGATTATCAACAATATTGCAAACTGGTAACATGGCAAAGAAATCTTTCAAAAGCCTACCGAAACGAGCAAAAAAAGCCGCCTTTGCTCAAATGGAAAAAGACGGCAAGGCTTGGCCTAAGCACCCAATTACAGGCAAAAGGATTGGCGCGACAAAGGCGCAAATCGAAAAAAGAAAGGCGGGTTTAGTCGAATTATCAAAAAGAGGCGTGGGGTCTGCCACGGCATTGTTAATGTCTTTAAAAAGGAAATAGCAAAACGAATGGAACAACTGCAAAGGCTGCCCGAAAACGCACGGTCGTTTCACGCAAACGGGAAAACCTATATCATTCACGAATCCACAACGGCCGACGGACTTGAGGAGTTGGAAGAACTGAAAGTAAGGGCCGCAACGGGTAACACAGCGGCCGCACTGCTGGCTCACATGCAAAAGGCTTACGACTTAATGAATAAGGGTCGACTGGCTGATGCTGCCGTGTCCATGTATAACGCCATTGACAGCGGCGAAAAGATTGCAGAAAAACGCCGACACTCGCAGCTGTTGCAGCTCACCATATTTGCCCGGCCGCTTGGCCACGATGTCCGGGAATGGTCGGAGGAACTGGCAAACACATGGATTGACGATTGGCAAAAAGAAGGACTTGACGTGGCAGACCTTTTTTCAAAAGCCGGCGACTGTCTGATGCGCTTTCAACTCGCCTCCTTGCCGAGTTCCCTCAGTATTTCCGACTTGGGGAACGAAAGCGAAGGCGAGGCGGGCGAATAAGGAAAGCCGCCGGCGAACCGAAACCAAAAACGACCGTCGAACTAATGACGGAAAAGAAAAGATTTTGGGCGGGCTTAAAGATGCTTATTATGCAGCGGCAACCCGGAATCAGTTGGGCCGATGCTGGCAGGATGATGGTTGACGACTTTTTCCACGTCCTCTATCTATCTGAAAAGCACGAACAGGCGCGGCAAAAGGCGGCGCAGGAAAAGACGGGGCCGGCCCGTAAGGCTTCGAGGTAATTTTGTTTCGCTTACATTTGGCCAAAAAAGGATTCAGCAAATGAAAAAGACACTTCTTTTCCTCGCTTTGGCCCTACTGTTTTGGCCCGGATGCAAAAAGGACAAATGCAACTCTTGCTCCGTCTTTGTCGTCAACACTACCTTAACCGAACTGGCTGTGGTCGAACTTGACGACGCCTTTATCGGCTTTGTGGGGCCACAGGATACAATTGAAATCCGCCTGCAAGATTCAGGGAAACATAAGGTTCTTTGCAGTGACGACGGCAACTTGTCGCCAGATGCCTTGTATATCGAGGTGCAATGCCCGGACAATTGCGAAGATAAGTACCTGTTTTATAGGCCGTAATTACTGGTTTTGGCTTAATTTTGGCAGGTGTAAAAGGTAATTTCAGCAACTAAGCGAGGGCAAGGGGCGCTTTCGCATGGCAGACATTACACTTGATTTGGCCGAAGTTTTCGGCAACCTCGACAGACTGGACAAGCGCCTGGCTGAAATAGAGCGTTCGTTTGCGGGCGTGACAAAGGCGGCACAGGGTAGCGCAGCGGCACAAAAGACGGCCTTTTCAGCCGGGGGCGATGCTGCCCGTAACGAAGTCGAAGCCCTTAACCGCGTACAAAAGGAATACAACGACACGGCAGCGGCCGTACAAACCCTGCGTCGGGCGCTTGCCGGGGCGTGGGATCAGCGGGCTATTTCAGGTTATACAAAAGCCATTGCCGACGCTGAGCAGAGTATGCGAAAGATGGAGCGGGCCGCTAGTGCCGTCGGCGTGAACCTAAAAAAAGCCAGTCAGGAGGCATCGACGGGCAAACAGGTATTCGAGAATTATTTCGGCACCCTCACAAAGGCAACTATCTTGATTGCTGTACTTGACCAGGTACGGCAACTAGGCGGCCGCGCACTGGAACTAGCCGATAATTACACCAAAGCGCAAAAGTCGTTCACGGCCTTTTTGGGCAGCGCAGAGCGCGCCGACCAGGTTCTTTCCGACCTGAATAAGACGGCCAAAGACAACTTCCTGCCTGTCGAAAGTGTGCAGGAGGCCGGAAAGGCGCTGCTGGCATTTGGGGAGAGCGCCGACAATCTGCCGGCTATCCTTACCCGGATCGCCAATATATCGGCCGCAACGGGCAAAGACTTCAACGAGTTAGCCCTTATTTACGGCAAAGCCAGAACGGCCGGCGTTTTGTACGCCGAAGACCTTAACCAGTTGACGGAGGCAGGTATCCCGATTATTGAAGAATTTGCAAAGCAGTTGGGTGTATCGACCGGGGAGGTTAAAAAACTGGCATCTGAGGGCAAGATTGGTTTTTCTGAATTGGAACTGGCATTTGCCAACCTGACACGGGAGGGCAGCGCATTTGCCGGGCAGGCGGCCGCCGGGGCCACGGAGACACATAAGTTATCTGCCGCTTTTGATTCCTTCGCTACCACGGTGGGCGGGATCGTAAAGCCGGCCGTTGATGCGCTTAAATCTACACTGAAAGACATTTTGGTAGCGCTTAATGATCTTGCGCAAAGCGGATCGTTTGAGCAGTTTGGGAACAACTTTATCAACCTTTTTGAAAAGATAAACCCCATTGCGGGCCGATTGGGCCAACTGCTGCGCCGGGCGTTGGGTGTAGAGACAGCGCAGGAGGCCGGGCAAGGGCTGGAGGCAGATTTGCGCCGGCAAAATCAAATTTCCAGGCAAGCCTTCGAGGATCAGGAAGAGATATTCCGCAATGCCGAAAAGAAGCGGGCAGAACTAAACGCGCAGTCCCAAAAGGAGCGCGACAAGGCAGCAAAGGCGGAACTGAAAGCCCGCGAAGAGTACAACAAGCGCCGCGAAGAGTTGGCCTTGCAAAACCTGGCACCAGGCAGCGAGGAGCGGGCAATCGCCGAAGAAAACCTTCGCTTTCAGCGCTTAAAGGCTGAGTTTGAAAAGTACAACCTTGAAACGGAAAGCATAGAGGCGCAGCATATTCAGAACCTTTTGAATATCAGAAAAGACTTCTATCAAAAGCGCCTGAAAATCCAGCAGGACGGGGAGCGGGCCGGCCAACAAATTGCCGAAACGTTTGTCGCCCAACGCGAACAGGCGGCAGAGCGGCAGCGGGACAACAATCTGGCTAGCATTGAACTATTCGAGGAACAATCTAGCCGCTTTATCCTGCAACTGAAAGCGGCCGGGGAGAGCGAAAAGGTTATCCGAACGCAGCAGGAACAATTCGACCTGTTATCGAAAAAGGCGCGGCTTCAAAACGAGTTGGAATTTCAGGAAGCCCTTTTCAGCCTGACCGACACGGGCGATAAAGCGCGACTGGATCAGATTAAAAACGCAATTGCACTACTCAAAGAGCAGATTGCCACGGTTGATTTTCAATTGACCACACCCGACGGCGCGGCCGGCGGCGGCTTTTCAATCTGGAAAGCCTTTGGTATCGACCCGGATAGCGATGAAGGACAAAGGGCTATTGATTCGCTGAAAAACAGCGCCGATATTATCAAAGGCGTACTGTCTGACGTAGCCAATGCCAGAAAAGAAGCGGCCGATGCGGCAGTTGAGCAGGCAAACAGGCAAGTCGAGGCGGCCGAAAGCGCACTGGATCGGGAAATTGA